AGATGGTGACACAAATGACCCCATAACTAAATCATTTTTAGATTGGATAGAAAAAGAAAATGAATTATCAAAATAATGAGTAAGTGTTTTATATATACAATTAATATTGGTAACAAAAAGAAATATGGAAAAAAAGATTAAACAAATAAAAGAAGAAGCACCTTATCAAATAAATAAGGATATTGAAAAGAAGTTCAAAGTAAATTACCTTGATACAATTAAAAATATACAGGTTGATATTTTAAAAAATGTAAAACAAATGGTTTAATTTTGTAAACAAATCACAAAAATGAATTTTGACATAATCAAACAAAAAGAACAACAAAGAGTATCATCTATGTTATCAACCATAGATATTCATAATTTAGTTCTAAATGAAAATGATATTAATCTTCTTGAGAAAGGGGGTAAAGCTGTTCCTATAGGAACTATTAAAGAAAGAAGTGGTGGAAGAAAAGAAATTAAAACTGCTAATGGTTGGGAACCTTATAAAGAAGGTAGTAAATCAAAGAAACAAGAAGAGACTCATGAGAAAAAAACTTCTTCTGAAGAAGAATCAAAGCATGAAACAAATACAGAAGAAGAACATGATGGTGGAAAATCAGGTCAAGAACAACTGTCTCAAAAAATTCAAAACATTGTAGAATATGGTGGTACAAAAAAAGGTAAAGTGAAACAACTTTATGCTCTTGGTTTATCACATGACCAAATAGTAAATTATACTGGTTTTTCATTATCTGATGTAAAGTGGTATGCAAAAGAATGGGATAAAGAAAATCCTGGAATGCAAAGAGGTTTACAAACTCAGCAAAATGGACAAAATAATGGAAATTCTCAACCAACTTTTCAACAAACAACTTTGGTGCCTTATGAAAAATTACCAGAAATAAATGTAAATGATAGATGGGACACTTATGAACTGTTTGGTAAAATGATGTGTCTTGGAATGGGTAAATCATCTATTGCTTATGGTACAGGTGGTGTAGGTAAAACATATACATTAATGGGTAAAAATCAAATTTTTGACCAATTTAAAATGACTGCTTTTAATGAAGATAAGCATGATTATATTCCTGGTACAGAATCAGTTCAATCACAAGAAGATGAAGAAGAAGGTGGAGAACCAAGACAAATGTCTTCAGGAAGATTACTAATGAAAAATGAATATGATTATGTAAAACTTACAGGAAAAGTTACAGCATCTGAGATGTATAAAACATTGTATGAAAACAATGGTAAGATTGTAATCTTTGATGATTGTGATGAGGTTTTAAAAGACCCAAATGCAGTAAATGTTTTAAAAGGTGCTTTAGATACTTCAGGAGATGGAACTATTAACTGGAAAGTATCTGGAAAAATTAAAACAGATTATACAAATATACCTGGTGCAATTAGAGAACAAGATGATAAAGGAAAAGTAAATTATTACTTACCTAAAAGATTTAAGTTTACAGGTCAAGTTTTGTTTATTTCAAATTTAACACATAGAGATATTCCTCAAGCATTAATATCTCGTGGTCTGACAATTGACTTATCAATGAATGCAGATGAAACTGCAGAACGATTACAACAAATTTATCCTCACATGGATTTTCAAGACCCTCAAGGAAATCCTATTGAAGTATCTTTGGAAGATAAGAAAGCAGCAGCAGACTTCATATCTAAATATCGTTATGATATTGATATGACAGATTTAAATGCTCGTACACTTGGTAAAATTGCATTAATTAAGAAAACTGTTGGAGATACAGGTTCAAATGTAGATTGGCAAAAAATGGCTTCAGCAATGTTGAAAAAACGTAAATAATTATATCATGGTAAACGATAAAGAAAAAGACATATCAAAACACAAATCATCTAAAGAACTTTTTGGTTCTATGAATTTAAAAGAATTAGACAAAGTCTATTCTGTAATTGCAAGAGGTGCTCAACCTGGTGTATGTGATGATTGGAAAAAAGAAATAGAATCTGCTGTAGATACACATATAGACAACTATCAAAAATCTACAGCTTCTAAAAAGAAAGAAAATGATAAGTAATGTTTTTAAATCAAAATCAAATAGAAGAGTTAGTAAGCATTATAAACTATCAACATATACTGTTCATAGCTTCTAATGTTGGTATTTCTGTTTTATCTGATGCTGAAAAAGAAATATTAAAATCATTTGGTATTGATGTTGCTAATCTTGACCAAATTACTTTATTTGAACAATCTTTTAGATTTGGTGTATTGAGTCAAGCAATAGGTCATAAAAGGTCTGAAAATCTTACATACACACAATTTTTAAATTATATAGGAAGTTCAAATTATCAGCCTTTAACAGAACAAGAATCTTATGCTTTAGAATTTTCTAAAAGACAAGCAGCAAAAGATATTCGTGGTCTTGGTAATAGAGTTGCAAATAATTTTCAAACTACATTAATTGAAATTGACCAGCAACAAAGAAATAAATACGAAAATATTATAACATCAACTACTCAGAAATCTGTTTCAAAAAGAGAATCAGCACAACAGTTAGCTTTAAGACTTGGTCATCAAACTGATGATTGGGCAAGAGACTTTAATAGAATAGCAGATTATGTGATGCATGATGCTTTTGATAATGGAAGAGCAACACAGATACAAAATCAATATGGTAAAGATGCTCAAGTTTATAAAAATGTTTTTCATTTAGCCTGTAAACATTGTGTAAAATTATATCTAACTGATGGTGTAGGTTCTCAACCTATTCTTTTTAAATTAAAAGATATTCAAGCAAATGGTACAAATATAGGAAGACATACAACTCAGTGGAAAGCTGTAATTGGACCAACTCATCCTTGGTGTAGATGTACATTAAGTTATAGAGACCCCAATTATGATTGGTCTTCAGAAACACAAAGCTTTAATAAACCAAAAGAATATCAAAGAAGAGTTCAAAGAAGGTCGAAAGTTACAATTTCTATTGGTAACACAACAATAAATGTTTAATATGAATCTTTTAAAGAAAATAAAAAATAAATTCTTTCCTAATAGAAAACAGCAATTGATAAAATCAATACATGATGCTATTTCTAAAAAAATAATGATTGGAGCTGAAATAGGAGAGAAAATAGAAAAAAGCGATGAATATAATGAACAAGAATTATATGCTGTTATTTACGATTTAAAGAGTTCTTGTGAAGAAATTTCAAAAGCAGAACAAAAAAGCAGAGATGATTTAGTTACTAATCTTAAAGAAGATGATACCAGTTTAAAATATGTTGATAAATTAAAAGATTCTATTGGAAGAAAGAGACATCAAATGCCTCAAGTTGATGCAAATAATATTGCAGATTTTATATTGCATTTTAAAGATAAAGTAGGTTTAAAAAAAGTAACTAAAAAATTAAGTGATTTAAAACCTGCTCAAGATGAAATTAATGAAGATAAAGTTTATGATGCTTTAGCAAGAAAATTTGATAGTGATGAAGATACTAAATATATCATATCAAATGATGATTATATTGTAGATGGTCATCATAGATGGGCAGCTGATTTGGAATTAGACGCAGATGACTCAAAAAATGTAGAATGTTACAGAATAGATTTACCAATAAAGCAGTTACTTAAAAGGGCAAATCAGTTAAAAATAACTAAGAAAAAAGATATTAATGACATCGAAAAATCTTATCTGATATTGAATATTGAAGATGATGAAGATTTTTATTTTGATGATAATGTTTATATATTAAAATCATTAGCTCCTGAAATTTATGAACATATCATGTATGAGCATAGACCAGTTGGTTTATCAAATGATGAATATCTTGATTTACTAAAAGCAATAGAAGATAATGATATTATAAAAGCACAAGCTACTAAAAATGAAGCTAACAAAAGAGCACTTGGTTTAGTACCTGTAAGACGTATTGTAAGAAGAGATGATGGTACATCATTTTCTCAAATATTTTGGGTTCAAAGAGAGCAATTAAATAATAATACACCTCAATCAACAAATGAAACAAATGCAAATGTTCAATCTTCACCAACTACAACTCAAAGACAAGTAAAATTATCAGCTAAAGCAAAAGCTATATTTAAAAAGCAACAAGAAATGGAAAAACTTGTGAAAGTTGGAGATGATGTAAGTGTAAGATTTATAGGTTCTATTACTGGTAATAAATATGATATACCTGAAGGTTTTAAAGTTGTTAGAATAAAAGCAAATTCTATTATTGTAGAAACAAACCAAGTAATGCATGTTGCAAGAGGCACTGATAAACCTATGTCATTTAGAGCAGGTCAAAGATTTGAAATTCCAAAAACATCAAATCCATTATGGTCTGAACATCAGAATTTTGATTTAAAAATACCTGAAGAAGAAATTAAAAGAAGACAAGAATTTTTAAAACATGCTCTAAATCCAGATAAAATAAAAGAGTTTAAAAGAGAAGGTTTTGAAGTGTTCAGTGCTTTAGAAAATCAAAGTCCAGAATATGTCACTGCATATCTTGAAAAATATATGGAGAAATGGAAAGGTTTTGATGTTGGTACTTTGTTTAGAAACATGAAAAGTTTAATAACTAATCACTTTGGAGATAAAGTAAAATCACGTTATACTATTAGTACAGATAACAGAATTGGTAAAATGCATTTCAATATAAGAGTTGCTAATAATAATGGTGATAGATTAATGTATATGGAAAGAAATGAAGCAAATGCTGGTGGAGAATTTCAAGGAAAGAAAGGTATATCACATTCATATTTTTCTATAGACCCTTATTATCAAGGTGGAGGCTTTTGTAAACGTATGTTTAAAGAACTGTATGCTCAGTATGTAAATTCAGATGTTGATTATTTAAGTGTTCATGCTAATTTATCAGTAGGTGGATATACATGGGCAAGTATGGGTTTTCATGTTAATCTTACAACAGCAAGAAGTATGCTTGGGTATTTTAGAAAAGGAAAAGAAAAATGTATAAATTTTGGAGAATGTTCTTTAATACCTGGTAAAGGAGATGTTGATGATATTAAAATAGAAGAAAGTTCTATTAAGATAAAATTTAAAGGAGATGAAGAATTTAAAGATGTAAGTGAAGAGATGTGTATCAAACCTGAAAGTAAACAAAAATATGAAAGTTTACAAATTCAGATTGAAGAGTTAGAAATAAGAAGTAAAGAAACTGCAACAGAAGAAGAGGAAGTTCAAATGTTAGAAGAAGCAGAAAAATTAAAAGAAGAACTTGGCAGAATAAGAAAAATAAAACGTTATGAAGTAAAAAAAGAAAATGGTGTAAATATCATTGTTGATAATGGTAAATTAGAATATTATGAAATAACACAAGAAGATGCTGATGAAGCGAAACGTATATTTGAGCAATGGATTAATAACAATCCTGGTTCAAATAGGTTTCCAGCAAAATTATTTGCAAATATTGGAAATAAAAAAGCTGGTAAAGCAGCATTACTTGGTACTGATTGGGATGGTACCTGTGACCTTAAGAACCCAAATGAAAGAATTTTATTTGAAAAAGCAATTGGTTGGGAAAATCCAGTAATTTTATCACCTAAAAATTAATTTTTTATGCCTGATGGTTCATATATAAATCTAAGCAAAGAAGATGAAACAGAAGAGTTTTTAGAATATGAAATATTCGACCATTACTCAACTGAGTTAAATGTTTTAAAAAACAGTGAAGAAGATAGCTTGATTAATACTGCAAGAATATTTAAGTCATCTATGGAAAAAGTAAAAGAAATCGTTACTAAATATGCAACATTACCAGATAAATGATAGCTTTAAATTTTTCGTTCCTTTAGAATTTGAAAAAGCTAAAGATGAAAAAGGAAAAGAAAAGATGCGTATTAAAGGTATTGCATCAACTGCTGACAGAGATTCAGATGATGAAATATTAGACCCAAGTGGTTTTGAACTTGATTATTTTTTAAAGAATGGTTTTGTAAACTGGCACCACCAAGCAAAAAATGACCCAGCTGCTGTAATTGGAGAACCAACTAAAGCTAATATTACCAAGAGTGGTTTATACATTGAAGCTGATTTATATGAAGATTCTGCTCTTGCAAAGAAAGTTTGGGACTTAGCAAAAAGTTTAGAGAAATCAAGTACAACAAGAAGACTTGGTTTTTCTATTGAAGGCAAAGTTCTTGAGAGAGATACTTTAGATACTAAATATGTAAAGAAAGCAAAGATAACTGGTGTTGCTGTTACACCTTCTCCTAAAAATTCAAATACACTTGTTGACATCATTAAAGGTGAATATAGTGATTATGAGGAAGAAGACTTATACAGTATATCTGATAACTCTGCAAATGGTGGTACAATAACTTGTATTGTTGATGTATTAAAACCAAATGGTGATAGAATAGTTGTTGATAAAGATTACAATATTAAAGTCATATCTAAGTCCTTAACAACTGAATCTGGTGCAGCACTTAAAAAAGAAGATTTAGAACCAGGTATAACTAATTTGGAACAAAATCAAAAAAAAATAGAAAAATCTGAACAGGTTGTAGAAGAAAAAAATAAATTTACACCCATTAACAAATTCGATATTTTTATCAAGGCACTTGGCTTTACAAATAACAACCTTGAAAAAGCAAAACAAATTTCGGAAATTGTTTTTAAAAATCTAAAAGAACAACAAATGGCATTAACAGAACAAGAAAAAATAGATGAGATTAAAAAATCTCTTTCATCTATTGGTATTGATGTAAATGAAGATGAAATAGCAAAAGCTATGGTAGAAAAAGAAAAACAACCTGAGGAACCAGAAAAGAAAGAAGATAAAGATGATAAATTAGGTAAAGAAGAAAAAGCTCCAAAAGCAAAAGAAACTCCAGGAGAAAATGATGATGACGACGATGACGATGATATGGAAAAAGCTTTAGTTGAGAAACAAAAAGAGCTTGATTTAATTAAAGCAAAAATTGAAGAGAAGAAAAGTAAAACTCAAACAGTTGAAGTAAAACTTGACGGAGAAGAATTAAAAAAATCTATTTCAGATGAGTTGACTACTAAGATAACTGAATTTGAAGCTAAAACTTCTGAACAAATTTCAAAAGCATCAGAAGGTTACAATACTGGTATTCAAGAAATCAAAGATATGTTTTCTGAATTTAAAAAAGGTATTGAAGCAAAATTCGAAGAATTTGAAAAAATGCCTGCTACACGCAAGTCAATTTCAAACACAAGAGTTCTTGAAAAATCATTTGATAATGGTGAACAAAATCAAAATGCTGGTAAGCAAGTTGTTTCACTTACAAAAAACAAAATGCAATTATCAAACATTTTAATGACTAAATCTGGTATTGAAAAGGGTCAACCAAATGATTTTTATGTAAATGAAATTCAAAGATTCGAGGCTACAGGACAAATTTCAAAAGCAGTTGCAGATGACTTAAATATTAATCATAATATTCTAATCGTACAATAATAATCGGATTAATTAAAACAAAATAAAAACAAACACAATGAGTAATTTAGGAATTTCCTTGGCTGATTACGGCTCTCCAGCAAATGACGATAGTTTATTGTTTGGAAATGCTAATGTATCGCAAGAAGAACTTACAGAACTATCAAAAGCATTAGAAGCTGGTTCATTACAAGGTGGCGCTACAGCAAATCAGGGTGCTGGATTTAGTGGTGCTCCATTAAGGGTTGAGTCACTTGAGAACACTTTGAAAATCTTAACATTTAAAGAAAGCGACATCCAATTCTGGAAACGCGTTCCAAAACTTGTTGCTTACAACACAGTTGAAGAGTTTAATCAATTAAATTCTTACGGTTCTGAAGGTGGTGTCTTTAACAATGAAGGTGAATTACCTCGTGAAGAAGATACAATCTACACACGAAAAGCAGAAATCGTTAAGTTCATGGGTGTTACAAAGAGTGTATCTCATCCAATGCAATTAGTACGAACTAACATTGGTTCTGCTGTTCAAATGGAAATTAAAAATGGTACATTGTTTTTGTTAAGAAAAGCAGACCGTCACTTAGCGTATGCTGATTCTGCAATTATACCTCAAGAATTTAATGGTTACTATGCACAGCAAAGAAATTCATTTACAACTTTACAGCAATATTTTGATAGTGAAGTTGTGATTGACTTACGCGGAAAAGCATTGAAAGAAGAAAACATTGAAAATGGTGCATTAGCAATTACCTCTAACTTTGGTCAACCAAATTTATTGATGGCTCCACCAGTTGTTCTTTCTGACTTTGTTAAGAATTTCTATGGTAACAAGTTTATCCAACCTAATACATCGGCTTTAACTGATGGAACAATGGGTCAAAGAGTTCAAAAATTCCAATCTCAATATGGAGAGATTGAACTTGGATATGACATCTTCTTAAATGCTGCTTCTCCACGTTTTACAACTGATACAGCAACTAATCCACAAGCACCAGGTGTTGTTACATCACCTTCAGTTGCTACTCCTTCAGATTCATCTGGATTTAGCAAATTTAGTTCTTCAGAAGCAGGTGATTATTTCTATGCAGTTGCTGCTGTTAATCGTTTTGGTGAATCTGCATTAACTGCAATTTCTGGTTCATTAGTTACTGTTGCAGCAGGTGACAAAACTGATTTAACTTTTACAGCTGGTGGTGGTGCATATCCTGCTACAGGTTTTGTTATCTATCGTTCTGTTAAAAATCCTTCAACAACATTAGCTAATACACCACTTTACCCAATATTTACAGTTTCTGCAGCACAACAAGCAGCTGGTTATGATGGCGGTGCTGCTGGTGTTGTTAGTGATAGAAATCGTTTCATGGCTAATACACAACAAGCTATGTTGTTACAATCTGATGATGAAGTTTATAGCTTCAAACAATTAGCTCCACTTATGAAAATGGATTTAGCTACATTGTCTCCAGCTACACGCTTTATGATTCTAATGTATGGTACACCAATGTTATATGCACCTAAAAAAATGGTACGCTTCATCAATATTGGTCGCGACTTAAGCTAATAAACTCGCTTTTTTAAAACTAAAGACAAGGAAGAGGTGGTTGGTAATATACCACCTCTTTTATTTTTAATAAATAAGAAAAACTTGAAAAATGACAAAAGTACAAACATCATTAACACACAGATTTGGAAAATCTGTTAACTATGCTAAACTTGATGGTTTAGTTGTGGATTTTAATAATGAAGGTATTGCAGAAGTAAATGACAGTACTGTTTCTGCTCTATTTGAAGTTGATAGCTCATTATCACTCGTTGATGGAGTAAAAGTAGCCCAGAAGCAAAAAGAAGCAGCTCC